CAATTTCCAGTACCATAAGGTGTAGATAATATAATAGCACCACCACCAGTAGCTAGGGTTTGTTGAGCTGAACCCCATGTCTCTTTAATGTTATCAATAAAGGCAGCCTCATCAATAATTAGTAATGAAACTGCTTCTGAACGTGCAGCATCACTATTTGAAGATTTAGCTTGTATTTTTGATCCATTTTTAAGTCTTAAAGATAATTTATTATTTTCTAATGAACTAACTTTTAACCATGATGGTAAACCTTCAAACATAAATTGTACTTTAGCTACTAAGTTACGAGCTGTTGCTTGTGTAGTTGCTAATGCTAGTACATTTTTATTTTCATGAAATACCATTAACCATAAAGCATAGCCAGCACTTAATGTAGAAAGACCTAACTGTCTAGATTTAAGAACTATACTATAAGGATTTTCTTGAAATAAAGTTAGTACTTTTTCTTGAAAAGGAAATAGATTAAAATTTATTTTACCTCTTTGTGGGTGTTGGATATAACAATATTTTTTCATAAAATGTACAGGATCTTGAGCACATTTTACAAATTCCTCACGGATTATATGTTTTATATCTTTTTGCACTAATTTATTTACCTAATTTAAAATACATTTTTCCTGAAAATACAACATTAAAGTCTTGGTTTAATCCTACTCCTACTCCAATACCTATTTTCTTTCTACTTGTGTATAAAAGTTCTCCACCTACATTAGTTAGTCTAGAAGTAGTTCCACTAGCTCCAACTCCAACATAGAATCCTCTTTTTCTTACAACTGAATCTCTAGTTATAATTGTTGTAGGAATTAAAAGATCATATTCTATACTTCTATTTTTTATTTTATTTTGTGTGATTGTATCACTAATTCTAATAGTAATACTATCATTATATAATGTATCAAAGTAGCTGTAAGAAGCAAAGTAGTCTTTTAGAATTTCTAGAGTGTCAATATCTCTATAAACAAAAGTATCTTTATATTCTGTTCTTACTTTCCACTTAGGGGTATAAACAGGTACTTCTTTTGTAACTGTATCCCATTTAGTTTCTACTCTTACAACTACTGGAGTTTCACCTTCAGATTGATTTTTCCATTTTTTCCAAGGCATTTGGAATGGGCCTGAGGAACAATAGCTGAGGAATAGTATTACTAGTATTAAGAGTATAATTAATACTGTCTTAATATTTCCAAAAAAGTTTTTCAAATTATTTTATTTTTTTAACTTTATCAGCTATGTCAACTTTAATTTTTGCAAATTCTTTATCATAAGCTTCTCTATCTAATATTTTATTAGCTTTATCTACAATTCCTTTCTTTTGTAGATCTTTAAGAGCTGCTTTAAGCATTTTTCTTCTTTCTTGGTTTTGTAAGTTTGTTAGTCTTTCATCTCCAAGTCCTGACTTAGCTAAGTCTCTTAGTTCTTTATCTGTTGGGCCTCCATCTTCAGCATCAACATAATATTTTTTTTCTAGTTTAGAAACTGATGATTTTTTGTCTTTAGAAGCAGTATCTTTTTTACTTTTCTTTTCTTTTTTAGGTTTATTTGGATCAGCTTTTGGACCTCTTTTAACTTTATCAGCTTCAATAAAATCAGCTAAGTCTTTTTCAAGTACTCCTCTAGATTTAGGATTGTTGTAAGTAGCAACATCTTTACCTGTTTTTTTAGCTAATTCTTTATAATCAATTTCTCCTTTTTTTTCTAAAGTATCTAATGTATTATATAATGTTGATCCTTCTTTATATTTTTCTTTTTCTTGTTTTATAGCTTTTTTAGCTTCAGCTTTATCACCTTTAACTTTATAGAAAGTAGCCATTTCATTTACAGCCATTTCATTTACCATTCCTTCACTCACTGTATCTGCTAACACACCTCTACTTCTAAGAGCTTGTATATCTTTTATGTAAGCATCAGTATCAACAATATATGTACCTAAATTTTCTTCATTTTCAGTGTCTCTATTTTTTCTAATAATTAACTCTGTGAATCTAGGATTTCTAAAATCATCATAATTACCATTATAAAATTGTGATTGATATATAAAGTATTCATCTTCTAAACCTTTTGTTTCATTATATTGCATATGAACAAAAGTCCTATTAAAACTATCTTGTTCAGTCCATTCAGCATGTTTTTTTAACCTATCTTGGAAGGATTTATCACTTCTAGAAGCCATACCATTAGGAAATAAACCTTCTACTTCTTTTTGTTGAAACATGTCACCTGGTTTTTCTTTTTTAGGATAAAGTCCTTGTCCACCTGGATCTGTTATTTCATTCATTCTATCAAACTTAGAAGACTTAGTAAATGTGTCTTTGTCTAATGCTACACCACCTGGACCATATTTGTCAGGATAATTTTTATGTAACATATCACCATAAGTCATTTCTTTTGACTTACCTCTTTTTATTTGCATAGCATCTTCTATGTCTTGCATTTGATCTGCATATTGATCTGCTATAGGACCTCCTTCTGGTTCAGCTTCTTGTTCCATGTCTCTCATAAGTTCATCGTACATGGCTTGTAATTGTTGTAGTGAATTTCTATCTGCTAGCTCTCGAGCTTGCATTGATCCTTCTTTTAATACTTTAGCAATTTCTTCTTGAATTATTTGGACCAGACGTGTCTTTTTCATATTTAATTTTATTTATAAATATTACAGATTAAGCACCTGCTTTACTTTCTCAACACGTTCCTCAACAGAACCCTTTAGTTCTACTAGATTTCTAATATAACCTCTTTTATTTTTAATAATTTTTTTAATTTCATTATCTATAGACTTTCTATATTCAGGATCTGTAGTTCTAACACCATTGTCTTCAATGTCTACTCCATCAGGAGATATATAAAATATATAATCATATTCTTTAAGTAAATCCTGACATAGATCATTAAAATTAAAACTAAATGAAAGAGGTATTGTTTTAGCTAAAGCTGTAAAAGCCATTACATCAATAAGAGTACGATCTGTAATTATATTTTCATCATATAATTCAGAACATCTTTCTGCTAAGAATATAATTTGACCTTTAGTAGAGCTATCAGTGTTAAGAGGAATACCTAAATCTCTAAGATATTTTGAACGTTCTGTTTTAAAACTATAATCTTTAAATTCAGGATGTTCTTTTAATGCATTGACTAGTGTAGTCTTTCCTACACTCATTGTACCAGTAAAACCTATTTTCATACTTTAAATATAACTATTATTTTTAATTAAACCAAACTTTTTAAATATTTTCTACATAAAGTTTAAAATCTTCTATAATTTCTTTTTCATATGTAGAAGCTTTTTTTAATTGAGACTCTAAAATTTGATTTCCATCATTTTTTGATTCTGTCAATAATTTTTTAATTGGTGATAAAACTGACTCAGCTAAAAGAAATTCAGTATCTTCTCCATAATCCTCTACATCATTTAAATATAAATCAATATATTTATTTAAATTTTCTTTGATAAGTTTCATATATTAGATTTTTAATTTTTTTAACTACTTCTTTTATTTTTTCAATTTGGTTATTTAAAAACTTTAGTCTTTCTCCAAATCTTCTATTACCCATTGGTTCTTCAATATTTGAAGATGGAATATATTTTTTAAGTGGTTTAGTATATTCTGAGCCTGCTAAGAAAATAAATTTATCTTTTTCAGGATCTATTCCAGCTGCTTTAATCATATTCATCACTCTATCACCCCAACTTTCTTTTTCATCTTTTTTCATATCCTTAAGAGTTAAATCATAAGGAGATATCATTTTTGTTAATGGTGTTAAATGATGTTTAGCAGATAAAATATACATTTTGTCTGGTTTAAGAGATTTTCCATACTCTAAAGTTTTCCTAAACATAGGAGAAGCTGAGTATAGATCTTGGGCTTGTGATGTCTTGTCAAGTTTAGATTTAGTACAACTAAGAAATACTATTTGGGACATTTTTAGTTTTTGTTATAAATATTAGCTTCTGTAATACTCTGCCATTCATGTGAACTTAATATGTCATTTAAAATGTTTTCAACGGTATATATTGCTTGAGCTCCACTTACTGTAATGCCTCTAGCTGATAAAGCATCCCCAACAAAATGCACATTAGAGTATTTAGTTAATGATAAATCTTTATAATTTACTAAAGGTTCAGGTGACAAATATTTTACTTCTGGCATATAAATACCCCAATCATTTCCTAATGTTGGAAATACTTTTTTCATGTCTTCAATAAAATTTTCAATATATAAAGCATGATCACCTATTGCATCATACAATACATCCATACTGTTTACTACTTTACATCCTACATAATCACCTTCAGATGTTTTAGATGGTGTTCTTTGTGATGGTGAAAAATATGTTCCTACACCATCAACTTGTAATTTTTTAACAGCTTCTCTTGACCAATCAAATGGTTTATCTATACCTTGTATCTCCATTAAGATACCAAAATTAGTCATGTCATTTCTATACTTTTCATCTTTTTTAGCATGACCATTGTAACTTACATCGCCATAAGTATGTTCCGCAGCAACATAAGCGGCATTATTGTTTGTACAGAATGACCTAAGTGATACACCTTTATCTTCAAATTTTCTATAAAGTTTAAAATCATAACTTATGTCTATTAGTTTTTGGAAATGTTTTTGTGGTGCTTCAAATCTAACACCAATTTGTACAGATTTAGGTTCTGTAGGTAACTTATACTGTTCAGCTAATTGTTTACCAAAATCAATTCCTGATTTGCCTACCCCAAAGATAAGTTTATCATATATTAAACCTTCTATTAATGATTCAAACCCATCTTCATAATATACTATTTGACCTTCAAAGTCAATATCTGTAAC